GATAGTGCGTCGCGCCTGCATTCTCCCAGGGGGTCTCCCATGCCTCTCTGACTGCCCTCTGAGCCGTCTCCCAGGCCGCTTTGTCGGTGATGGTCTCAGGCAGCCCGTCCGAGTAAAACGAGAAGGCGGCTGGATCCTTAACCACCGCGCAGGCGTCGTCCGGCCACGCTCCATGAGCCACTCGGTTCTCGATCACATGAACCACCTGTCTTTGACCTGCCTCCGGCTCTGACCTGGCCTCGAAGTAAACGGCCATTGCCAGACAGAAAAACGCTGTCTCAATCATCGTCGTTATCCACTTCGCCGGTGCCGGAACAATCTGGGCAATCGGCCAGGCTCTCCCGGACGAACCCACCGTGGCTCCAGTCAGCCACGCCGGTCTCAGTGACGACCCGGCCTTCGCCGAGACATTCGGTGCATTGGCTCATTGTTGCTCTCCCAGCGTCAGTTCGAGGTTCTCGGCGTCATCCATGTCGGCGAACAGAACGACTTCATGGACACCGCCCCGGCCCTTGATCTTGATGGACCGCCATGTGGTGCCGTTCTTGGCCTTTCCGACATTTTCGATGGTGATGTCGGTGACGTTATGGATGCTGATATTCATTGCGCATCCTCCAGCGCCGCAAGCCCGGCGCTGTAAATGATGTCCTGCCGCGCAAAGAAATTGTCTTCAGCCTCTCGGCGAGCCAGGTATCTCGCGGTTTCGGGCGCGTATCCGCACTCGATTAGTTCACTATAAATTTCGCGGGCGTCAGCTATTGTGCGGGCGTCTGGCTTGATGTTCATCTGTCGTCTCCCGTGTGGTGTTACGTTTCAGTCCCTATGTTATATTTCATTAACATTCAGGATGCAAGCATAAAAATGCAGATTATATGAAAATAATTTTACAGGGTCAGATCAGCGGCCAGCCTGGGGCGGCGGGAGATTCCTACCCAGGCTGGCGCGACCGGGGCGTGGAAAGGATGAAACACGCCCTTGACGTGACCCTTACCACTTTTCTAACCGCTGCACAAAGTGGTCGATCTGTTCTTTCGCGTGGTCAGAACCCTTCGCCACGATGGCCTGATGGCGGCAGTATTTAGTCAAATACTCCATCATAGACTTCTGGTCCGGTGACACCGAGCCGCCCTTGGTCCGTTTCATCTCGACCCACAGGTTCCAGGCTGGAATATATAGGTCTGGAATGCCCTTCACGACGCCCTCCGCCTTTAACCGGCTGGCAGTCACGCGGGACCGATAGCCACCATTCGGGATCGCAAAAATCAGAACATCGGGATAAGCAACCCGAAACCATTTCACGAAATCAACCTGCTCTTGATGCTCTGTCCTCATCGGTCTCAATCACTCCCGTAATCCTGCTGCCTGGAAACGCTTTCCTGGCTTCGATCACGATATCATGGACCACATCGCCTTTAGACGCTATCAGTTCGGCTGAACTAAATGTGAAGGCGTCTGGTTCACCGTTTCGAACGTCTTTCCCGTCGATCTCATAAACCGCCTCATCGGGGTGATTTGAGTCTTTGATGGGCCATGGCACAAGGTCAGGGTGAAGCACATGGGCCTCGCAGCCGGTCGCCTGATGCTCTGGCGCCACATCGTTTGCATCCCATCGAGCGCATGCCCACTTGCCATTCGGCATCGGTGTAGAGCGAGCGCAGGTCCGGCAGTTGACCTGTTTAGTCAGCTTTGATCCATGACAGAAATCGTGGGCCGGACACAGCTTGCACTGATACCAGGAGGCATCGGTCGAGATAGGGTCTGGCATACGTTCGGCGATTGATAGCCGCCGACCACGTTCTAGCAGGCTCTGAGCCGTGTCAGGGTCATACTTGATCCGTTCAGTGTATAATCTGTCATCATTCTTACAGACGGCCACATACAACGCCCGCTTCATGCCCAGCCCGTGCATATAAAGCTGGATCTGGGCATAGTGGACTGGTTTGGATTTCTCAACGCCTTTAGCCTCAAGATCATTAAACGATTTGAGCGCGTGGGTTTTGTATTCCACAACGTGCTTCTGCATCCCACCGCCCGGAATACCGCTGACTGCTATCCCATCTGTCGATCCGCCCAGGTGGCCGCCCAGGTCAACAAATTGCTGGTCCGCCCCGGTGTCTTGAAACTTGACCCCGATCGCTTCCAGATCAGCCTGGATCGTCGCCTCCTCATTATGACCGCGTCGGAATAGGCGTTTAATCCGGCCTTGAAACTCCTCACGCACCGACCAGCGGAAGGATAACCATATCCACCGATCGCAATGATGACCTAACCCAGAGGCTCCCATATGCGGGCGCGGTGCGTCTTGGGCATCTTTGTGATGCTTGTCTATGGCCTCCGCGACAAGATCAATTCGCTTTGGTATTTTGGTCATGGCTCTCTCCCTGAGCATATAAATTGCCCGGAAAATGCTTGGGCAAATTCCGGGCAAATTCTGGGCAGATTATTTAGAACGGAATATCATCGTCCAAACCTTCTGCCGGTTTTGCGGCCCAGGGCGGAGCGGCAGCGCCTGCCTTCACCATCGCTGGCTTCGACCCGCTTGCCCGGTATCCCTTGACCTCATTTCGATCGCCATATTGTTCTGATCGCTGGGTCGCCAGTTTGATTCCCAGCGTTAACCCGATGAGTTGGTCGGTATCTGCCAGTTCAGCGATCCCAACAATCTCAGTGATCTTGCCGAGCTGCTGATGCCCGATCTCCACCGCTTTCGGATTTGGGTTAGAGATATTGATGTTGGTGAAGACCACCCGGCCTTCGTGGGTCGGGCCGGTGATGTCAAACCGGATGGCGATATACTGCCCAGTTCCCGCCTTCGTATCTTTCACATCGGCATTGACGATCATGGCGTCATACCAGCCGTCAGGCAACGGCTCCCAGGTCCGTGGTTCGGCTAACGGCTGCTGGGCAACCTCTGCGGCGCGGAAGGCTTTCTGTAGTGCTACCATGGTTCTATTCCTTTTCTATGGTAAAGCTGACGCGGGATGGCGTCGTGGTGATCGCGTTTAGAAATGGGCGGCGCACACTGTCTGGCGCCGCTTTCCAACCGGAAGCATTGATCTCAGGCTTCCAGCGGAACAGGTTATCAAGCTGTGACTCAAGGCCATATTGTTCGGCTATATCTTCTGCCGTGTGCCGGTCAACCTTCCGGCTCATGCGACCAACGAGCTTGATCTTGTGGCCTCCGTCGGTCACTGTCGTCTCGGTGCCTTCCATGCTCTCTGGGACGCCGAGCAGGCTTGCGATGTGGTCTTCGATTAACCTCCGCCGTTCGACGGCTTTACGCGCTGCGGCCTTGGCCTCAATCCATTCAGCAGCGGCTGTGTCTAAATCGAGGTTCATTTTGTGCCTCCGATTTTGGCAATAATTTCACTGATGTCCGGCGCTTCCCAGGCGTCGAGCTTGCCTGACCGATCTTTGGCTTGCCAAAGCCCATCGGTGTCGCACATCAGCGCGCGCTGAGCATTGCCTTCGGCATCTTTCTCAACGCGGAGTGCGGCCACGATGTCGAAATAATACGGTAACGCTTGGCCTGTTTTGTTGCCGGGCATGGACGGCGCATATAACATCCGACCCGTCTCATCCTGGCTCTTGTCCAGCTTCGCAGTAAACAGCACATGGCGGTCAGGAATGTCCCGGAACAACCGAATGACCTGGGCCATCGTGGTTGCCATCTCACCATAGGCCTGTCGCGGGTCTTTGGCTGATTTCTTCTCAGCGTCGAGGCAGACTTCAGCGATCTCACTGATGCTGTCTAACGCAATCGACTTAAACCCCTTCGCATCGTCTGATGTAGTGAGCCAAGAATATGCTTCGCGCAGATCGTCCATGGATTTAATGGCAAGGAAGGGCAGATCGGCTGAAGCAATGCTCAACAACCCAGCCTCGGCGCTTAATATGATCGGCGCTGGCATGGTTGGGATCAGGCTTGTCTTACCTACTCCTGCGGCGCCATAGACTAGCAGCTTGATCGCGTCCGCCGTGGCTTGGCCGGTGTTTTGAAGGTTAATCACTCTTGGTTCTCCCGTTTGATTTTAGCGTTAAGGTCTTCCAGATATTTGCGCGCCGGGACGGCTTGATACTGAATCCGCAGCTTAGGGATTAACGTGCTGTCCCAGGTCTCCATCACGGCTTCGCCGGTTTCGGCGTTGACAATGATCCAGCTATTCATGCTGCTTCTCCCTTCAGCGCTCGCCAAATTTCGTTCCAGTTGACGTTTTGAAGAAATGCCAGAGCGTATGACTCGGCAAGGCTCAGTTGCCTTTCGCTGTCTTCAATAACTACGCCCTCAGCGTAATGCCTGACTTCATCTGGCGTTGACCACCAACAGTCGGACCCGTCAAAGATTTCAAGGTGAACGCGCCACGTCTCGTAATTCGTCCAGCCGTTGTATTTTTGATACTCGCTCATTTTAGTCTCCCTAATCGCGGTCGGGTGATTCCGTTTGCGATTTAATGTTTACATCGTATAAAAGCCCGCTTATGGTGTAAAGCACTAAATGCAAAAAAAGGTGAAAAAAATGACGACGGACGAAATCATGAGGCATTATAAGACGCAGGCGGCGGTCGCCGAGGCGCTGGGCATCAGTCAGGCGGCGGTGTCACAATGGGGGGAGCGACCGCCTATGCTGCGGCAATATCAAATTCAAGTGGTCACGCGCGGGGAGCTGCGGGCTGATGACTGATATCAAAGATGTGCTTGAGGAGCGGGCGGGGACGCATGGTGATTTTGGCCAGGTCTCAGTGATCGCTCAGAGCCTGAAGGACGAGATGCGGGGTGGAGGACCTGGAGGATATGCCGGATATAGTGAACTCACGTCCTGGCAGTGCGAGGCGCTGGACATGATCGCCAGTAAAATAGCAAGGATATTGGCAGGCAATGCAGACGAGCCTGATCATTGGTTAGACATCGAGGGTTATGCCAGACTGGCGCGTGAAAGGATTAACACCGATGGCTGACATTACGAAAATCATGGGTGGGCCATATCGTGGCGCCACGGTTGAGGCGTATGCCGAGCCGCCAGAGGTTCAGCTTGCAGACGCCATGCGATCGGCAGGCATCGAGCCGCCGGCAGACATTCGGATTGACGGCCAGATTCATCGGTTCAGCACGAGAGGCCGCAGGCGCGATGACTCCGGCTGGTATATCGTCTTCCCAGATACTCCTGTGGCTGGCCGGTTCGGGTGCTGGCGGGATGGTATAGACGGGACGTTTCGGGCCAACCTCAATCGTGAACTAACCGTACCAGAACAGATGTCGATCGCTCGGCGTCAGAGTGAAGCCAAGGCGTTGCGGGATGCCGAGCGGCAGCGGAAGGCTGAGGTGGCCGCCGACACTGTCCAAGCCATCTGGAGGGATGCAACAGGCGCATCGCCGGACCATCCATATCTTGCCAAGAAAAATATCAAGCCGCACGGGGTGAGGACGACAGGCGATGGCCGATTGATTGTACCGTTGTTCGGATCAGATGGTGAGCTGTCGTCGCTCCAATACATAGGCGACGACAAAAGATATCACCCAGGCGCTGCGACGCGTGGATGTTCCTGGACATTAGGCGACCTGGACGGGTCAACGATATTCGTGGCCGAGGGGTTCGCCACGGCTGCCACGATCCACGAGGTGTCGAACAGGCCGGTGGTGGTAGCGTACAGTGCCAACAATCTTCCAGAAGTCGTTCGCCAACTCCGCCAAACCCACGGGGCGACCCAGGACATCGTGGTCGTGGCTGATAACGATGCGTCTGGCGTCGGGCGGAATAAGGCGGACGAGGCATCGGCCAAGCATGGGTGCCGCATTGTCATGCCGCCGGAACTGGGCGATGCGAACGACTATGCGTTAGCCGGTCATGATCTAATGGCGATCCTATTCCCACCCCAGGATGATTGGTTAATCCCAGCCGATGACTTCTCAGCCCAGCCTGCCCCGCTTAAATGGCTGGTCAAGCGCTGGATACAGAGAGAAGGTCTGGTAATGATCCACGGGCCGTCTGGATCGGGTAAAACCTTCATGGTCTTAGACATGATGGGGTCTGTGGCATCGCGTGGGGCAGTCGGTCATTGGTTTGGGAATAAGGTCCGCCATGGGTCGGTGGTATATCTGGCGGGCGAGGGCCATCATGGTTTGCGCGGGCGGTTGGCAGCCTGGAAGGCTCACAACAAGGTTAATGCCCTCAATATGTATATCTCAGCCCATGGGTTAGACTTGAACGCTCCTGACGGCTACCAGAAGGCGGTGGAGGCCATTAGGGGACTACCTGAAGTCCCGACAGCCATCGTGGTTGACACGTTGCATAGGCACTTACAGGGCGATGAGAACTCGGCCCAGGACGCAAAAGGAATGCTGGACGCCTGCGGTGCGTTGATACAG